TAGCCTGGCACGGAGAGGGTAAGACTCTAGAAGTGTACTGTGAAGACATTCACAGCTGGCACTATCAGGATCTCTCGAAACCTAGAGAGTATCAGAAGCTCATCGACAAAGCCATCTCCGAAGATCCCACAGATCAACGTCTTTCATGGCTTCGAGCCAGAGAACTGATGATGCATAACAGATTCGAAGAGGCTATCGAAGAGGCAAAAAGACACCTTGACCTCACGAAAGAGATTGAGGAAGGTGAAAACCGCATGGTCATTGAACAGCTCCGGGCGCTCTCAATGCGGTATATTGCACAGGCTCTCATGCAGAGACATAAGCAAGACAAGACCGTCGATGCAGGAGAAGTGATCGAGTGGATGCTAAAGTCTGTGGCCGAGTGCCCCTGGCTCCGTGAATCCTGGGTCGCTCTTGCACAGGCATGGGCGCTCTTCGATCAGTGGGAGCAGGTCTATGCGTGTGCGACATTTGCGCAGACGATCAAGGCGAGAACAAACTCGATAGAGAATGACGAGCTGGCATGGGGAGACTATCCCGAGAAGCTCGCAAAGATGGCATGGAAACAGATCAAAAAAGGAGGGAAAAGATTTGAGCAGCAAGCCAAAAACAGACGCTCAGAAAGCGTCAAGGCTTAACCTGAAAGAAATGATGAAGGATGAATCGAAGAAGGGATACTTCAGGTCTCACGGATATTCCGTCATTAAAGTGACGCGAATCGACGAGAACGGAGAGATGAAGGAAGAGTTCCCTGAGATCGAGATATACCCGCTCGGAGATCATCCTGTCCTGAAACTGTATCATGAGAAGTATCCCGCGCCTGAAGCTCCGAAGACCATGAGACTAATCAATAAGAACACTGGCAAAGAGTTCATGGAAGAGGGTCTCACGCTCGATCAGGCGAAGAACGACCCAAACTACGGCTGGTCAATGGTATATGACAAGACGGATTCTGACTATCTCAAGGCTGTGGAGAAGAGGACAAATGACATCTCAATTCTGATGATCATGATCTGTCTCGATATGGTAGAAGAATTTGGGATCGACAAGATAGAGGAGTTTGAACAGGCGTTAAAGGATCTGGGCTTCACCGCAAATCAGCTCAACAAGATTGCGAGTGACATCAAAGCGCTGGATTTTTTGCCCAGCAAGAGCTAGAGTACCGGGTACGTGACTGGTACGACTGGGACAGGTTCGAGTACGAAGAAGACTATGTCCCCGAAGCTCTGAAAGTAATGCTCTGCATTCAGAAGTTTGGCCTCACACTCGAAGAATGGAGAAACCTCAATCGTGAAGATCAATTGATCTATTTGTACGGAATCACAGGAATCTCGACGCTTGAAAGGCGCGAAGCGGAGAGAGCGAAACAGGCAAGCCAGAATAGAGGGAGCGTTCTTGATTGAACGCTCCTTTCTTTTGGAGTTGATGACTATGGCTTTCGAAGGACTAAATTTTGATGTAGGTCTGAACTCAAGGCCTTTCACAGACGGAATCAAGACGATGCAGACTCAGGCCGCGTCGTTTGATAATACAGTGAAACAGGTAGGCAAGACCCTGATGGGAGTTTTCGGAGCTGTCTCTGTTGTGGCCACACTGAAGAAGTCTATTGAACTCTGGGGCCAGCAGGAGCAGGCAATGATGAAACTCTCCATCGCGGCTCAGAGGTTCACAAGAGACGCACAGGGTACATATGACAGAATCACGAAACTTTCGACAAACCTTCAGCACCTTACAGGTGTGGGGAATGAAACATATCAGGCGCTCGGTGCACTCGGGCTGTCTCTCGGGATAGCTGAAGAAAAGATTGAGAACGCCACACTTGCTGCTACTCTATTGTCTCAGGTCACGGGAATGGACCTTAACAGTGCGATGAAGAATCTTGCAAAAACTCAGGCAGGATTGACAGGTGAACTTGGAGAAGCTCTTCCGTTTCTCAGAGAACTGACGCAGGAGCAGCTCAGAAACGGAGAAGCTATCGACCTCGTGATTCAGAAGTATGACGGCTTTGCCGAGCAGCTCTCGGAAACCACGCAGGTGGGAATCAAGAGATTCTGGTCAGCACTCGGTGATGTTGGAGAGGTTCTGGGCAAGACTTTCAATCCTCTCATTCAGAAAGCTGCAAACTGGATGGAGGACTTCAGCTCGAAGATCGAGAAACCGACCGACATTCTCAAGACGTTGAAAGATACTATCAAGGCAGGATACGAAGAACTCGGACCGTTCGGCAAGGCTGTTGTTGGTGTGGGCGCTGCATTCCTGACACTCAAGGTTGCCGGCACGGCGTGGAGCTTGCTCTCACAGATAGTCGTGACTGGTGGCCATCTGATTGTAGGCGTGTTCAAGACTATATTCTCGTGGCCTACACTCTTGATTGCGGGTCTCTACACCCTCAGGGTTGCTTGGGATCATGACTGGTTTGGGATTCAGGGGACGGTCGAGCGCGTGTGGAAAGTGATTGAGCCCATATTTATTAAACTCAAAGACGGTTTCATCACAGCTTCCACATGGGCTATATCTCTAGTTTGGGAAGGCGTGAAGTGGGCCGGAGAAAAGATAGCCATCACATACGAGACTATCAAAGACTGGGTGCTTGAAGAACTCGCGCTCGGGAAGTCTCCGCTTGAGATCGTCGTTGATGCCGCAAAGATTGCTGGCGGTGTTGTCTGGGACGGACTCGCGTGGGTAGGAGAAAAAATCGCGCTAGGTACGCAAATAGTCTTTGACTGGGTAAAATCTCAATTTGGAGATGAAATAGAGGTTGTAATCAATGCAGCTAAAGTCTTCGGTGGTATGGTTTGGAAAGGGCTCAAATGGGCCGGAGAGAAAGCAATAGTTACTGCACAGATGATTTATGATTTTGCTCTTAAATATGTACCGCTTGGTATTGAGACTGTTATCAACGTTGCATCAGTGTTTGGTTCGGTGATTTGGTCCGGCTTAAAATGGATAGGTGAAAAAGCAGTTAATCTTGCGGTTCTTATCAAAGACTTTGCAGAAAGTGAAATAGATACAGGCTTTGAACAAACAATACAGATTGCAAAAGTCTTCGGCTCTATCATATGGTCTGGTCTCAAGTGGGTTGGAGAAAAGATAGTTCTCGGTATCAAAGTGATAGAAGGTTGGGTGAGAGATCAACTTGATCTCCCAGAAACCGCAACGCTCCCTGAAATCTTACTTGATATGGTCAGAGTAGTTGGCACGGCAGTGTGGGATGGTCTCAAGTGGGTAGGCCAGAAGGTTGCTATCGGTGCAAAAGAAGTTTATGACTGGGCTTCTGAAGGTCTTGAGGCTGGATTTGAACTCACGATTGAAGTTGCTAAAGTTTTCGGTGGCGTGGTTTGGCAGGGGCTTGTGAAACTCGGTGAGTGGTCATATGATGTTGCGGTTTGGGCTAAGGACAATGTATTGCCCACAATAGTTGAAACCACTATTGAAGTTGGAAAGGTAATCGGCGGTATTAGCTGGCTCGGCCTCAAGTGGGTAGGTTCGCAGATAGCAATAGGCTTTGACACTCTCAAAAAGTGGGTCTATTCAGAGCTCGGCCTTGACAAATACGGTGCTACTTCAAACATACTTATCGAAGTGGCTAAAGTCTTTGGAGGTCTCGGCTGGCTCGGTTTGAAGTGGACCGGCGAGAAGATAGTTCTCGGATACGAAGCACTCAAGAAATGGACCGAAGATCAGCTCGGCACCACACCTGTTGACATCATTCTAAATGTTGCAAAGGTCACAGGCACGGCGATCTGGGAAGGTGTGAAGTGGATAGACGACAAACTCCCAAAGATAGACCTCGGTGCTGACGATGAACAGAAAGTAGATCAGGGCTCCGTGGATGTAGTGGTAAGCGCAATAGCGAGAATCGCTTCTTGGCAATGGAGAGGCTTCGTCTGGCTCACTGAGAAGGCTTCCTTCGGGCTTGACTGGATCGCGGATCAGATCAGGCCGAAAATAAATATCGAAGTAAACGGAGACGATAATTCCGGTTTTGACATTGGAGATATAGGAGTA